TGCATTTCACAATGATATTGAAATTGCGATCTTCGATGAAGAAGCAATACCTCGTATAATACAAGATATTCCGAAAGGTAAAACTGTAAATATAACTGTTTTTGTTGATACAGGATTCAATCGAACAGGAATACGTTACGAGCGCGCACTAGATGTTATTCAGAAATTATCTCAAAATCCAAGTATAAAAATAGAAGGGTTGATGTCACATCTTATATGTGAACTTGAAAATTTTGATAACTCTCTTGTCAATGAACAACTATCTAAATTTAGAAGATTACGAAATGACTTGTCAGAGATACATATTCGACCAAATCAGGTTCATATTGCAAATACCAATGCATGTTTAAATTATGATGTATCTGATTTTACAATATCAAGAGTAGGAGTAGGGATATTTGGATTTGATATTAAATCACAAATAATGAAAAAATATAATATTCAACCAGTTATGACATTACATACTCGGATTTTACAAATAAAATCTATAAAAAAAGGTGAATGTATCGGATATGGATGTGATTATATATCACCAAAAAATATGACAATTTGTATTTTGGGTATTGGTTATGTCGATATACCAATATATGATTATACTGGAATATATTATTTTATTCGTGGTACCCGACGTAGAGTATTAGGTAAAACAAATATGGATCAAATCGTTTGTGTTTCAAAACCAGGTGATCGGTTACATGATATCGCTTATTTGTATGGAGGAAAACATACTCAAAATCAATCAATCGATACTATATCGCATAAACTACATACATCAGGCCCAGAAATATTGTCTCATATTGGAAATCGGGTTAAGCGTGTTTATTCATAGATCACATCTCCAACTTGCATCTGGCTTTTGTATAAAATCCGGTGTGTTCGTATAATCAACGGTAAGTTCTTCTCCAGGATCAATATTGCGCGCAGCAATTATCCACCACTCTCCTGTTTCTTGATCTGGCGTCGACGAGAGATATGTATTTGGCAAGAGGGCATACGCCGCTTCTGCCGGATTCTTAAATTTACCGGGACAATGATTAATCTTACTTCCGATCGGCGTAACGACTTTATTCGAATATATTGCTACGAATAGCTTTTCACCTTTTACGCGCTTTCGTTTTGAATACAAGCCGAGACCTTGGATTTTACTCTTACCAATTGTTAAATCTCTATTATCCAAAATACCATGTTCGTAATTTACAACCGACGGGATAATAACATGTTCCGTAATAAGGATGGATAAAGTAATGATGAAAAATAGTAAAATGAATACTGATACAATTGATACCATGTTTATATTATACAACGATAATTACAATGTTGTATAATATGTCTCTTTTATCGTCCTAGCGTTTATGCAGTCTGGGGAGATCCCAATTCAAGAGGAGTGCGCATCAGATCAGGAGCAATTGTGCTCTGGTTCCAAGGACCAACGTTCAACTGAGGGTTGGGAGGCTCAGAACGCAACTGAAGATTGGCGTTCTTCATTGTATTACCAATGGTGTCGATTCCAGTAAGGAATGTGGCAGAAAGCAGGTTCTGGCCCTGAAGATCACCACTTCCAGAAGGGTTCAAACTACCCCACTGGTTATTGCTGTCGCGAGGCAGAAGGTCTGCAGGGTTTGCGACAGGCAAATTCGATCCAGCGGAAGGAGAGTTAACCACCACAGAAGCATCTGCTGAAACAGGAGCGGGTTCCTGTGACACTTGGACAGTAGCCCTTTGACGGTTCTTCACGTCACTTTGAAGAGGTTCATAAGGAGCGACGAACTTTTGGTCGGAATAGGTATAAACTGCGTATACAAGAACAATCGCACCCAAAATCACAAGAATGTGATTGGTACGAAGTGTTTTCTCTAAATCAGACAAAAAACTCATTCTTATAATTTAATTGTATATAAAATAAATGATAAAATAATGTAAGTCGATATTATACCTTATTCTCGTCGTCGGAGTCATCGTCGCTATCTGAAAGATCCGAATTATCCAATAAATATGCGGCCTTGATTTCTTTTGCTTCTAAATATGTACGTATCGCAACCTTTTTGGCTTCTTGTGCCTTCTTTTTTGCAACCTTATACATTTCAAAAAGTACGTCTTTGTGCTTTTTTAATTTGATGGAAGCAATGATGGGTGGCGGCTCCTTTTTGGATGTTACATTATTGTTTTCGCTTTGATTGTTAACAGTTGCAAAATCTGGTTCATTTGTATCGATTGTATCTGGAATATGATCGAAGTCAATTTCGACCTCCGTTATTCCAAAATGCTTTATTTCGGATTCTGGATTACATCCTAAATACTTGGATGTTAATGATTCCGGATCATTGTTTGTTGTATTATCCATGGGTTTTGGAATGTCGTCATGATCTAGATCGGCAATCGGATCGGGATTATGATCCGCGGTTCGATCGTCGCTGTCGTTGTCATTGCTGTTGCTGTTGCCGCTGCCGCTGTTGTCTAGGTCACTTCTTCGTGGTTGTTCCTCTAGTTTTTGCTTAACTTGGGGAATCGGCGCTGCTGTGGATGACGGCTCAGAAATAATGCATGTTTCAAATAATGGAACGTCCGGAATAACTAGTACCTGTCTCAATAATAATTCCATCTGAAAGTTACGTGATGTAAACTTGATTCCCTGAAACTCAATAATAGAAATCACGGTATGTTCATCCTTAATGTATTCAACGGGAACCGCTTTTTTATGTTCATCAAATACTTTACATGAAAACGGTTGTATATGTGTAAAATTACGATTAGGTTCTAAATTTACACGGACGAGAAAATTACCGGTTTTATATGCACGTATCGGTGACGTGAATGAATTTTCAATGTCAGTCCGATCGAGCTCTTGTGTAAACCATAAGTGCCTTTTATCATAAAGTAAATCCACTGACCTTTTCTCTAAATTCGCAATCCATTCTGTGAATTCAGAATCAGTATCAGAAGCGGTAATCAACAAATCAATATACGCTTTCTTGCCTGAGATTACGATTCCTTGCTTTGATCGTGTTTTTGTAGTCTGAATATAGAGCGGCTGTTTACTGTTGAAGTAAGAGTATCGTGTCATATAAGACCCACCGGGAATACTATTGGGGTGTGTTAATTGTAATTGATCAAACTGAAATGTATCGTTTGGATGATATACTTCCATCGTGCGTAATACGAATGAAATGAATTAGTATGACGCTATAAAAAGTTTATGACTAAAATACGAATCTATGTTTAGGATTATTAAGGATGATGTAAAATATGTGAACCATGACATACGCCTAAATCCGAACACCCTTCAGTAGCAATAAAATCCCCCAAATGATTTAGGAGAAGTGGCGCAGTTTGTTCAGCTGCATTCGTACAAAGTGCTTGAACACTTTGTGGAAGAACGGTGCAAATTTTCTCCAAATCCTCGGTAACGATCGCGAGAACTTTAGGATTATGAAGGATTGTTTGGTTTAATCCATTTGCTAAAAACATGCATGCATCGCATTCCAGTCCACCCTGAGAAGTTGATACGTTTGCGGTTTTTTCGTTGTGATCCATATGAATCGGGTGTGCGTCAGCTTTTCCAAATGGAAAAATGGGAACCCGAACGACAGATTCAGGAAGAATCAACATTCCAAGTAGGAGAATTGGAAATATCTTCATATTAATTTTTATACATATACTATGCAAATTATTTCTATATGTATTATATAATCGCCTATTATGCCTCGTAAATCAACACGTAAGACCCCCAAGCGTCATGGTTCTAGACGCCGTTCCCATAAGCAGAACCAGAACCAGAACCAGAACCAGAATGAGAACGAGAACCAGTACGAGAACGAATACCAGAACCAGAACCAGAACCAGAACCAGAATCAGAATCAGAACCAGTATGGAGGTAACGGTGAGCAAGGGAATAATATCACAATCCCCAAAGAAACGCTTGAGCAGGCTGGAAAGATTGCTCAGCAATTCTTGAATAATACTATTGCTCAAAAAGGAGGCAGCCAGGTTGGCGGCAATGCTGGCGGCGAAGCTGAAGCTGCTATGTCAGAGGGCCTTAAAACCGCAATGGTTGAAGGCGCTGTTGCCGGTGCGAATGCAGGTGCTATCGCTGGAGCAGAGGCGGCAGAGGGTTATTCTTCATTGAAAGGATCTCCTCTGGTGGGTGGTCGTCGTTCTAAGCATCATCGTAAGCGCGGTCGCAAGTCTCACCAGAACCAGAATCAGAACCAGAACCAGAACCAGAACCAGAAAGGAGGTATGGTTCCAGGGCTTATGACTGCCGTTGAAACTGCCCTGGTTCCATTAGGACTTTACCTTGGACAGAAGGCTCTTCAGTCTCGCAGATCTGGAAGCCGCTCTTTCGGAAAATCTTTTGACTTCCGTCAGTCTCGCCGTACTCGTCGTCGCAGGTAAAACATAAAAGATATAAACATAACGACGTAATGTCTATATCTCTGATAAAATACTATTAATTTAATATGAATCCAACATCGATTATGACTGCAACACACGCAACACCACCCACTCTTGAATCCAAAATTAAGCGATGGGTTGAATTGGATAATAAAATCAAAGAAACATCTGAAGAAGTTCGTGATATCCGAACAGAAAAGGCGGTCATCAATGATGAAATAATCGAGATTGTTGAAGAAAAACAGCTGGGGAAAGCAACTGTGAATATATCCGACGGGAAGTTGAAGTTTGTCTCTTCGAAACATACTGCACCATTGACATTGACATATATTGAAAAATGTCTCAGTGAATTAATTACAAATGGGAAACAAGTAGAGCAGATCATGGCGTATATTAAGAAGAACCGAGAGACAAAGACGACAATGGAGATTAAGAGGGTCTATAATGCGAAACCTGGTGTAGGAGGAGGGGCAAACGCAGAATCATCTGACGACGAAGCTCAATAGAGTCGACCGTAGTATTATCTAATGATATTACAAGTATATAGAGTAATATTATTAAAGTAAATCATGGCAAAAATGAAAGTAAGTGAATATTTTAATCCGGATCAACATTTGACGTTTCATCAAGACAAAGAAGGAAATATGATTGGCGGTGGATACCAAGTGAATAATTTATTGTATCAGCACAAGACGCCACTCTTTGTATCTCTCGGCGGCGGTGGGATCGGACATTCTATGTCAGGAGGAGGTTCAGGTGATGATGGACGCGACGAGTCCGAAAACAAGCATTTTATTCCTGAGAAGTTCAGTGATCTATTTCGTGATTTAGCAGTTCCTGCCGGGTTATTTATTATGCCGCCGCAGTTCAAACCGCGAAACTATGCTTTTGAAGTGCCAGATCAGGAATCCAAACCCAATCGTCACGACGGCGACGACACCGACACTGACAATGATACAGATGATGAAGGCTGCACGAAACCGGTGCCGAATGATATTTTTGATACACTGTTGTCTCTCGTTACGCCTACCGAGAGAATTCAACATGACGTAAAGACACGGCGGCGTCGTTTACGCGAAACCAGAAATGAAAATAAAGAAAATAAGAGACAGAATAGGACGAGACGAAGTGGACGATCTTTGTAATGGAATGGAATGGAATGAATGAATGAATGTAAATAACCACCTTCGATAGATTATTTACATTGAATGCTAATAAACAACAAGCAGCGATTACAATGCGATTTCGGTGATTTTCATGCATGCGTCGTATGACGCGTTATAAAAACGAATAGTGTCGTCACCATTAATTCTTGACAATGTAATATTGAATGTTACTGTGTCGAGCGATGAGTTATTATACGCACCTGCGATTGGAAACAGCGTACTGCTTCGATTTGAAGTTCCATCGCCACCTCTAAAATATTGCTGTCTTTTTGCGAGTTCAGTTGCTACACCTGTAACTGTAATTTTTGATTCGAATGAGTCGGTTCCACTACCGGAATCACCTATCGAATCTACATACAACGCGCTATATTCTACAATAATTTTTGAATTATTCGATTTGGGGCTGTATGTATATGAAGCGATAGGACCGCTTGAAATAGTGGTGTTTATATGAGTGAAACCAGTGTCACCGGGCATCAAAAACACAGTATTTATTGTCTGACCAGTAAGCCATCTTGACGGATTGACTGCTCCTGTAATATCCAGAGTAACATCATTATAAGTCAATCCTGATTTTGCGATAACTGTATTTCGTGTTCCATCCGAAGTAATAACTGCTTTATTCGTTGGGTTAACAACATGTGTAACCGGATAATCCTTATGAGATAGGGGCTCCATCCACATAGAAAAGTTATTTGTATTTTGCACGTTGGCGTTCAAGGCGCGACCACGCACTTTGTTCATCGAAAGAGACGACATCTGGATTCTAAATTAGTAGTAGTATACGTGTATATAATATACATATACTAAATATTACAATAATGACCAGGCACTTTTGTTGAATGGCGCAATCACAATATCTTTGATTTTTTCCCTCATTTTCATTACACGTGCATCCTGTTCCGGATTTAACATCTTACCAGTATCGACACTCTGGCTCTGCGCCATCAATCTCGATGATGGTTCATTCATATCTGGTTTCGGACCATAGCAATTTACACCGGCCTTGAGACTAGCATCATTCATGAAACCACCATTAATACCCGGGCGTCCACAACTATTTTTCTTTACAGGATCAGTGCTCTTTTGAAGCTCGTCCCATGTAGATTTCTGTGTAGGGTAAAGGATCATTTGTTTATCCGACCAACCATAAGAGCACCATTCAGCGCCGGATTTGTATGCCTCTTCGATTTGGTCTATATTTGCAATTTGAGCATCGTATGCTTGACACAGTGCCTTTGCATCATTATAATCATATACATTGGATGGAATGTGAAATACCTGTTTTTTCATTTTGAGGGATGGTCCAACCCCTAAATCCTGTTTATTTTTCGGATCTTTGGGTACTGCTTGAGAAATCGTAATTTTCGGTTTTGTAGACATCAGATTCGTTATTTCAGTGCTAATATTTGTGTTAAAGAAATACTGGAATCCGTTTAAGACGACAATCACAATTAAAATTGCCCACAAGAATATTTCGAGAATGGACACATTTGCGAACAATGTACTTTCTTTCGTATCATTTTCTGATGTTCCACCAGCTAAAGCATTCACTACAAAATAACCCAAAAAAATAACAACTACAAGTAAGAGAATCACGCGAACAGTAATAACTTGGTCTATTTTACCATCCATCCAATCAAACATACCTTTTACTTCATCAATTCCGACGCTTGCTGCAGTTGGCATACCAATCGAAGGTGGTGGAGTCACAGGAGATATAGTTGAGATAGTTGGAGATGAATTTGACATCGAATAGATATAATGCTTATATATTGTTGTTATAATATTGCGAATGTTTATTTTGTTGTCGCCGTCGCCGCCGTCGCCGACTGTGATTGATTCTCTCCACCTCCGTTTTGCCGTTTACGATAAAACAAGCAATAAGCAAGGTTACTTGTGATCGTATCACCCTTTATCTCTGTTTGTTTTACGTTCTCGTCATTGAATGTATACCACGCATTACTTGCTGTACGTATCATCGCTGTATAATGCCCACTTCCACTAAAACTTCCGTGGTGGTTGCATACGGCGTATAAATCATATACGTAACTATCGCGTTTGTAACCATTTACAAATGAACTCATATTCAGTCCGTGGAGAGGAATTTCAACAGGAATTGTCACTTTCATTGCTCCTCGGTTTGTATATTGTACGCGTTTAAGATCGATGATCATGATATTCGGCAGACTCCAGTACATCATACCACGTTTTACATTTTGGTATTTCTTTGTAGTATCATTGAACCATGCATTATCACCTTCTAATACTTCACCACTGCAATAATGTCTAAAACAATCCATTAATGTTGGAATACGCGTTTTTCCTGTATCTGGATTTTCAACAAGAGGAATCGATAGAGAAATAATAGAGAACGGTTCAGGAGAGATGCTCAATACGGTACCTGTTCCTGGACCCGAGCCGCTGCTATTACCGTCTAGTTCAGTAATTACTGACATTTGTATTCCGTAGAATAAATTCAACATCTCCGAGTAATTTTTGGTGTACATTTGTCGCATCATCTCGTAACATTTTCGCCCAATGATGTCTTTGTCATTGTTAACATTGCCAGTGATTGTCATATTCACTTCTCTCGAGAGAGCCATATGGAACGCATCCAACATAAACACGAGGAACTCCTGAACGTCGTTTTGAGAATACTGTGTGAATAGCTCTTGATTCTTCAGGCGCGCAATTTGTTTCATTGACGCTATGAATCCGCCTGGCGATACAATACAGTTTTCACTCCACATTAGGGTTCGTAGCTTATCCCATTCGCTGAGAAGAACCGCATCTGGCTTTTTTGTAAGGCGTTTCTTGTATTTTTCGTCATTTAAAAAACGGTTGAGTTCGTAGGTATGTGATAGTGCCTGGAGACATGAATTCACGAAACACGTATTTCCAAGATTCATAAGTCCAGTAATTCCTTTATTTACGAAATCGGGGAATCGTTGCTCCATTATTGTCACACGTGTATTATGATATTGATCTTTATATCATAATAAATTTTTATGTTTAAGTTTCATTACATTACATTAATAAAATTGATTAGCTTAATCAACAAAATTGATTAACTTAATCAACAATTAAGTTACGGCATACCCAAACTTCAAGTACAACGTTTCTTGAATACCAATGCCTCTTATTCTTGGTGAATTTCTAGTTATGTCTGGTTCTTTCTTCGTGATCTTTCTCATATTAATCACGTGTATCAATGTGCAGGCCAAAGACAGTGAACGCACTGACCGCGCGATTCGTCGACGACGTGAAATGGAACGCAAAAAGCGTCTAAATAGATATAGATAGATACATTGGTAAATATGTATTGATAATGAATACGGATCCTTCAAATAATCCAATCCATAGACGTAACGGCGGTGGTGTCGTGGGCGGGAGTGGAAATGGAGACAGTAATGATAGAAATAGAAATGATTACTACGATAGGTTTCATTTGAATCAGTATTACAATGCGGTTGAAGATGAACAAATTTATATGGACGAATATACTACACTTCTTCATCAGTATAACGAATTTATAGTGAACGGAAATGCAATGTTTACGCGTATGGAGCAGACATTGCGAGAGAATTTGGCTCGAACACAGGTGCGTCAGTATTTTTATTATCAGCAATCAGAAAATATACGAAATGAACTCAGTAGACGAAGAAATGATGCGACACGTCATACATTTCCTTCGCCACCTGCTGCTGCTGCCGCTCCAGCAGCTTCTGCTGCTCCGGTTGGTCCTGCTGCTACAGCACCAGTATCAAGAGGAGCTAATTTTAATGATGTATTTCCTCGTTTGTTATCCAGATATCTTACAACAGATCTTCAACGTGAAGCTAGAGAACAACGCAATCCACCCGCTCAAAGAGATATATTTTCGATGTTGTATACGGTTCCAATTGCTGTTCGTACAAATACAAATGGTGGTGGTGGAGCAGCCGCTACAGGAGCCCCAACGAATGATCAAATCAATCGCGCAACATTGAATACTCTATTCTCACACATCGTATCTCCTGTAAACGCAACATGTCCAATTTCTCGTGATGAGTTCAATGATGAAAGTGAAATCACAATGATACGCGGATGTAATCATATCTTCAATCGCGCAAGTTTGAGAGAATGGTTTGTGAGTCATTCTACATGTCCGATGTGTAGAAGCGATATACGTGAATACCAGGCACCTCGCGAGCAACAACCGTCACAAAGTCATCAACCTAATATATCGATTGATCGTATCGATGATAATGAACTCACTTTTTCATACGACATTCCACTTCAATATAATAATGATGATATTTATCGAGATATTGTGAATACGATAACTAACAATCGCAATGACGATGATGACGACATTATGGAAGTCGATTAATATTGGTATATTATATAAGGTTGACGTAATATGATACATGATGTTGTTCAAAATTTGCTAATTGTTGTTGGATTTATTATGTCAATGACCGTTATTCTTACTATTGTTTGTCGTGATTATCGACATTTCAAGGGTTTAAATCGTCGAGATGATGCAAATATATATCAAGCATTATTTGATCGGTTTTATTTTATTCTGGTGACAATTTCCACAATGGGGTACGGTGACATTTCTCCTGCTACAAATCGCGCAAAAGCATCCGTCATTGCGATTGTGTTGTTTGTTGTTGTGATTATATTAAATACATTTTCAAATATAGTTGATGGATACAACAAACATGTAAAAAATATAGTCTTAAATTTAGTTAAATCAACGAATAATATATCATCCAAACTACGGTCTTTATAATTAATACTTATTTACTTCACTCGGATACCTCCACCGATCTTGAACCAATCCGTTATTGCGCGGTTTCCTTTATTCAAGTTATCCGCTTTCACTAAGAACTCATCGAATAACAGAGATTTTACCTCCTTGTGCCGCATCTCTGTTATTTTCTTCTCGCGTTTATCTTGATCTTCCATATGTGCAGTTGCGTTCCAAACATCGATATCAAATTGTCCTTTCTTCTTCTGAAATGCTGGTAATTGCTCCAATACAAGCGCGAACAATTGCTGGACAGGCTTCATGATCTGGTTCGTGATGTAGAACGAATAATTTAACTGTAGTCGCTCTTTCTTGATATAATCCGGATGCTCGATTTTGTCGCCTTGAAGTGCACCCTTGGCGGTATTGTGGATATATGCGTAAGGGATACGATCACCTGTATTCGGTTTGTTGCCTGGATCACGCACACCCATTCGATCTGCAAGGACTTTATGCGCGATTTGTTGCGGGTTCTTATAATCTGAACGTAGTGATTTCGTAATGATGAGCTTTTCAATTGGGCATTTCTGGTCAATCATATACTGGAGTTTCTCGCGCAGAAATGCGATGGCGCGGTTCACATTTTGTTCCTTCATCAGAATATCAATGATTCCTCCGTAGATTTCCTTCACGATCGGCGCATTGTCACGGCGTTTCAGCACGATACCCATACTCTTTAGTTTGCCCTTATTTGGATTCTGTTCATAATACACACCGACGTATCCTTTTTTGCGAAGTAAGGCGAAGGGGCAGATCGTCTTTTCATAGACCCACGCATGCGGACCTTTCAAGAACTTTGATGAATAATCGCCGACTTGTTTCGCAAGTTCGATTGTGATTTCAATTGCATCTTTGCCTCTGATGGGTACTCCTTCTGGTGTAGCAAGATTGAATGTGAAGAAGACACTGTCCGTGTCTCCATAAATATATTCTGCCTTTGAATGAACGACAGGGTATTTCGGGTGGGATGTCGGGAGCATAATGTCGCCATATGCTTCTTCGACAACGCGGCGAGCATAGGTAAGGAGTTTACGTCCCGTTGCAGTCGTAGAAGCGGCGACATCCACTTCATAGAACGTGCTCGTCTTTGCCCCACACTGACCATATAAAGAGTTTGCAGTAACCTTATAACCAAGTTGTCGCTTGTCGAGAATGTTTGCCATGAAAGGGTCGGTCTGCTTCTCTGCGAGTTTACGGGTGGTTTTACGAGCGAGAAGGAGCTCTTCCAAGATCGCTGGCATAATCCCCTTCTCACCTTCTGGAAACTGCGCAAACCGACAGACTTTCGTTCCGCATTTCACTTTCACAGCAGCAGCCGCCGTCTTTGTCGTAGACTTTGGACGCGTCCACTTATACATATCATACGTAATATCCACATATTTATATCCAGGAAGATTGTCGTAGCATGACTCACCCGTCTCGCGAGTAAGCTCGCCATTCAGGTCGTATTCCTTCGTCCATACTTTACTATCATGTGAGAGATTCTCGCTTATCATCGATGATGGATACAGAGACGAATAATCATTACATGCAACCGGATTGTCGAGGTAGAGTCCGCATTTGGGAGGAAGAACGATTGCGCCCTCATATCCTGATTCACTGCGGTCCTTATCAATCACTGGCATCAACGTATTCTTCTCACGGCACTTCATCGCCACATAACTTGTGAGTTTGATACCCTGACCGCGCATAACAAGGAAACTGATGGGGACGCTACAAATCTTCGCCATTTCAGTATAACCAGTAATAATGTCGATCTTATTCATGAGATGATGAACCAGGTTACAATCCTGAATACAGTATTTCGCAATCACCGCGCGCTCACGAGGACCCTCATTCGTCATTCTGAAAATGTCTTGGGGCGATACATCGTCCTTTGCAAGACCCCAACGCACCATCGTTTTCATATCTGGTGTTGCGCAACCTTGCACAATGAAATAGCCTGCGCCGAGAGGAATACTTGTCACCTTGAACTTATGTCCGTCTTTGTATAAGTCGGTGGAATGGTTTGTTTGTTCGAACTTGACGAAATTACCGGTTTCGAGACCCAGCAAGTTTCCAGAGTATACACGTGTTGTATCATTGGCGGGGTCATATTCCACACTTTTCACAGAGTCGCCGATGAAATAACTTGAAACGTCGTCTAGTTTGTACGATGACAGATTGAAATCGCGACGCAAGTAGTTATAAACGTCCACTTGAAGACGACCTGTCATCTTGATATAGTGAAGGTCGTACTGACCACTTGCAAGAGCGATCTTGGTTTGCTCGATTGCAACATTATCCGAAGTGATTTCGGTGTTTGGATTCACGAAGCCGCCTCCACCACCGGCGCCGCCAGCATTCGCACACAACTCGTCTCGGTTTCTTGACAGCTTCAGAAACTCCTCATAACAACCGGTCTCCACTGCACGTCGAAACATGAACTGGTAATCAAAACCGAATATGTTGTATCCAATGATAATATCCGGGTTCTCCTTCTGGATCAATCGCGTCCATGCGACAAGCACATCCGCCTCCGTCGTATATGATTCAATCTCAGAATTCGGAACTTCATCGCGAAGATGATCGCATGTGTCGAGAACGATACAGTTGCTTAGGTAGGGGCGGTTGCTGTCTTTGCCATATTTCACGAATGTTGAACCAATAAACGTGACTTTGTCTCCTTCAACTTTGGGGAAGATGGAACCAAGTGTATCGCTGACAATCGTGATTTTCGTTTCGCGTGAGTGTTTTGGATTGTTTAAGAGTGTAGTGAATTTAACAGACAGATCTGCGGCGGTGGGGGCGGCGGAGGCAGCGCTTCGTTTGTATGTATTCCCAGCCTTGGACACGGGGATTTCGTCGTCATTATCCACTTCGTTATTGTTATCGCTGTCAGAATCACTGCCTCCGTCATTGTCGTCGTCGTTGTCGTGTTTGGATTCTGCAGCAGCAGCGGCTTCTTGTTTTGCGGTTGTCGCCATTTGAAGGAAGATCTGCTCGATTGTGTTTTCTTGTGCGACGATTTCTTGCTTGATAAGGTGTCGAAGTTCTTTCGAGAGAACAAGGCGACATAAACGAGCCATATCTGCTTCTTTAGGACGCCGTTTTGGGTAGATTGATTCGATGTTTGGGTATTTTCCTCTGGATTGGTATGAATACTGAAATGCGGTATAAATCATATGTGTTAGTTCATCGTCGGTGATTTCTTCGCCGGTTGCTGACTTCGCAATGACTGCATCGACGATATTTGTCGCGAGTTTCTTGTATGACTTGACTGGGATCGGGAAATCGCCATGACTACTGCTGGCTTCAATATCAAAACTGCATATTTTGTACGGGACAACCGTCTCTTTTTCATTTTGGGGGATGATGTCTTCGAATGACAGGCGGTATTCGTACTGGCACGTTGTCGTGTATTTTTCGATGAGACGCGTCTTTTTCGTGGAAAACGTGATCCAGCCAGACGGACTGATTTTCTGGATATGGAAGAAACGCAGGATGGGTGGAATATTGGCTTCGTAGATATAAGTGCTTGTGTTCGCGAATGAGTATCCATCAGGCTTGAGTGCACGCGTCTTTCCGTCGCGTGGAGTATATATATCATGATACCACAGGTTCTTCACCCGGTTCATAACAGTCGTGTTCTTAAACACGATCATGACGAATTTATGGTTCTTCCCCCCGTCAAATCCGTAGAGTTTGCGTTTTTCCACGATTTCGCATTTGTCAGCGAGAATACTGTTTTCGTAGTAACGACTCTTTAAGTTCTTCTTGATGTCGCGGATGAACGCGGATTTCGTGGCGTTAGTCCAATGATCGGCTACTTTTACGTAGAAGAAGGGATGATAGTCGTCGACGAAGATGGAGCAGGTTTCACCTTGTTCATTTATCCCGAACATTTGGATTCGGAACTCGTTGGTGTCGTGTGCTGCTGCTCCTCCACCTCGTCCGTATCCTCCTGCA